GGTGTCAGTGATCATGGCGCGGTCTTGCTCCGACAGGCCAATAAACGGGCGCGGCGGGATGTTGCCCCAGGGGATGGGCCCGCGGCTGCTGTTGCCGTACTGGCCGCGCCGGGCGCCGAACTGGAAGGTCCCGGCGTATTTCATGGGGCTGCCGATGGCCACGCCCTGGTCGTTGGCCTGCCAGACGATGTTCTGCGACAGCTGGCGGGTGCGGCCGATGCCGGGGCGCTTGCCGGCGGCGCGGGCCACGCCGGCGGCAAGGATGCGCCCGGTGCGCTGCGAGAAGCTGGTGGAGCTGCCGTCTTCGCGCCGGAAGCTGCCCAGGAAGGCCTCGATGGTGGCCTGCGTATTGGCCGGCCAGGGCGCGCCGTCGGGGCCCTTGCCGGTGCTGAATCGCCGGCGCGTGGAAATGAGCAGGTTTTCGCCGATGGCTTCCCAGGCGGCGCGCTGGTTGCCGCCGGCGCGGCGCAGCCGGCGCAGCGCGGCCAGGCCGCTGGAGTTGGGGTCGACGGTGATGCGTACGCCGGTCATTGCCCTCAGAGCTCCGCTTCTCGCGCCTTCCGGTGGTAGCCCTCAAACTGCCAGAGTTGATTGACGGCGTCCTTGCGGGCGATTTCGCGGCCCTTGTCTGCATCGAAATACTCGGCGCTGATGGTCGCCGACTTTCCGACGACGACGAAACCGCTATCGAGCGTGAGGGCGCAGACGGTGCAGGTGGTATCGGGCACTCGCAAGTACGTCTCGTCGGCGATCAGGCCTTCGAGTTCTGCTTCACCGTGAATAGGTCCATTCATTGCGGGTTCTCCAGGTCGTTGTTGAGGCCGGCGCGCAGCGGGTCGGGCAGGCTGCGGGCGCGGGCGCGGATGTTTTGCACCAGCTCGGCCTGGTCGCCGGGGCGGTGGTCCCAGCCCTCGTCGACGCCTTCGGTGTCGAGATCCGGCTCCACATCCATACGCCCGCCCAGCGCGCGCGCTTCGCGCTCGTTGACGGCCACGACGTAGCACTGGCAGCCCCAGCCGTTGGGCGGCCAGTGCGTGCGCCACCAGGGGTGGTCGGGCGGCAGCGTGATGCCGTCCCAGCTCACGTGTATGGGCCGCGGGTGCGTGACCGCGTCGTTGTGCTGGTACATCCAGAAAGGCTTGAGCGCGCGCAGCTCGGGGGATTCGAGCTGTGCCAGTCGGCCGCGGGCGTACTGGGTGTTCATGTTGGTGTTGTAGATCGCCCGCGCGCGCCAGTCGCGCGGGCCCCGAAAATCCCAGCCGTGGCGCTCGACGATCTCGTCGAACGCGGCCTGGAACTCGGCCAGCGTGCCGCCCTCGACAACAGCGCGCTCGACCGCTTCGGCCAGGTCGGCGAGCAGATCGGCCTTGGCCGCGCCGGCGACGGCAAACGCACGGTCGTGGGCGTTGGCCAGCAGATCGCGCCAGCCGGCGGTGGGCACCAGGCTGGCCAGCCGCGCGCGGAAGATCGCGATGGATTCGGCGAACGGCAGGCGGATGTGGTCGGTGCTGGGCATCAGATCAGGTCCGATTCCTCGCTGGTGTCGAAGCGCCCGGCGGCCTCGGCGGCGGCGAAGCCGGCCTCCATTGCGGCCACCATGTCGGCGCTGTCGAGATCTCCGTAGGCGTTGATCAGGCGGTCGCGCAAATCCTCGAGGCTTTCGGCGGCCGCGGCCATGTCGCGGATCTGTTCGATCCAGCCCCGCAGCGGCCCGGCGGCCTCGGTGGCCAGCCGGTCGGTAAGCCCCGGCGCCGGGTCGGCGATGAGCCGCACGCCGGGCCCGCGCGGCTGCAGGGCGGCTGCAGCGGGGTTGCCGGGCGGCTGCGCGGGCGGTGCAGCGGGGCTGCCGGGCGGCGGCGGTGCGGCGGCCTGCCCGAGCACGGCCTGGCCGTCGGTGGCCATCGGAATCTGCAGGCGCTCGTGGGCCCACTCGACAGGGATGCGCATGCCGCTGGTGGCCAGCGCGGGCAGCGCTTCGCTCATGGCCTTGATGTCTTCGGGTTCATCGAGCTCGAATACAAAGCGCGGGGCGCGCGCGGCCGTGGTGTTGAGCGCAACAATCGGCCGGATGAACTGCATTTCGATACAGCGCGAGATCTGCCGGCAGTCGCTGGCCTTGATTTCGCCGCGCACTTCGTTTTGCACATCGCCCAGGTTGGAGCCAAGACCGGTGGATTCGGCGGTGGTGGTGAGCGTGCCGCCCAGGATTGCCTTGGAGATGCTGCCCTCGGCCCAGCGGATGAGGTTGTGGAACGGATCGCCGCCGGCGCTGGCTTTGGCCGCCTCCTTGAACTCGATTTCCATGCCCTCGGGGATGATGCCGGCGGCGGCGTGGCCGATATTGATGACAGCGTTGAGCAGCGTGCGCTTTTCATCATTGGTGGCGCCGACGGGGTATTTGCCCAGGCGCAGCGGAATGCCGTAGATCTCCAGGAACTCGGCCAGGTCGCGCGTGGAGAGCGCGCGCAGCAAAAACGGCCAGCCGAGCACGCGCACCAGGCCTGCCCGGGTGATGTAGCCCGAGCGTGATTTGTGCTTGTGCAGAATCCAGTTGAGCGGGCGCAGCGGCGAGCCCTCGGCCGAGATATCGCGCAGGCGCAGATCTTCGCGGTCGGCCAGGCGGGTGCGGAACCAGTCCTGCGGGCGGTGGACGGGCATGGTGGGCACGTTGATGCCGTCGACGAGCTGCCAGTGGTATTCAAGCGCGCTGAAGCCGTGCAGGATGGCGTCGCTGATATCCCACAGCAGGTCGGTGATATCCAGCTCGGCCAGCACCTGCTCGACCAGATCGGCGGCGCGCTGTTCGGCCGCCGTCGCATTCTCGGGCGGCTCGATGTGCCAGTCGGTGCTCTGGATGGCCAGCCGGCGCTTGCCCATTTCGGCGAACAGGTGGGCGTCCTTTTCCTCCATGTCCATCGCCAGCCGGGCCTGCGCGACCAGGTCGCCCTGCTCGGCTTCTTCGTACACGCGGGCGAGCTTGGCGGGCGTGAGGCCGCGCGTCGGGTGTTCGGCGATCTCGCGGTGCAGGTGGCCGAGTTTGCTGGTCTGGTCGGCGCGCACCGGCTGCGCGCTGCGCGCCGGGCGGCCGTCGGGGCCGAGGATATCTACCATGCGCCTGCTCCTTGCAATCTCTCCATTTCATCGTCGATGCCGCTGGGCGCGCGCAGCACCGAGCGGCGGTCGCCGTTGCCGTCGGCCTCGTGGCGGCGCGGGCCGGCGGTGTATTCGATGGGCGGGGTGGGGTTGTGCGCGGCCGTCACGGCCAGGAACCCGGCCCAGGCGCGGTCGGCGTGGCCGGCCGAATCGCTTTCGGCGATGAACTTCGGCGCGCCGGTGGGCCCGCTGACTAACTTGAGCTTGTGCAGATCGGCGCGCAGCGCGGCGTCGCCCATCGGGATCCGGATGCGTCGGTCCTCGAAGGCTTCCTTGCCGTGCGTGGCCAGGTCGTGCTTGGCCGGGCCGGTGAACAGCACGCCGTGCACGCGCGTGGCGCCGTGGGCGCGCTGGGCGTCTTCGACCGGCTTTTCGCCCATACCGGTCTGGTCCATCCAGTAGCGCTGCACGCGATAGCGGCTAAACACGTCGTCGCGCAGCGCGTCCTGCTCGGCAAAGCTGGCGCGCTTGCGGGTGATGATTTCGCGCGTCCAGAGCACGTCGCCCAATTTTTCCATGACCCAGATCACGAACAGGTCGTTTCTGCGGCCGATATCCTCGCCGCAGTAGCACGGCCCGCCCTGGTAGTGGTCGGGGTTGCCGGCGCGCTCGTGCTCTACGCCGTTGATGAGATCGAAAGAAAGCCAGGCGCTGGCCTCGTCGAGCCATTTGAGCTCGTATTCCTGCGCCCAGAGATCGTCGTCGTTGATGCCGGCGCGCAGCTCGTCGATATCGCGATCCAGACCTTCGGCCACGGCCTGGTAGATATCCACGGTGTGGCGCGACCACACGTCGGCCAGCGCCTTGGATGTCATCAGCTCGTAGAACTTGTTGGCCTTGCCGTTGGGTGTGGAGACCACGCGCAGCTTCAGGCCGGGCCTGGAGATGACCGGGAACAGCGCGCCCCAGATGGCGCGGCTGTCCTTGTGGAACGCGAATTCGTCCAGGAACACGTTGGCCGAAAAGCCTCGGGCGGTGTCGGGGTTGGCCGGCAGCGCGGTGATTTTTGAGCCGCCGGGCCATTCGACCTCGAGCGCGCGGTAGCTGGCCTCGGCGCCTTCCCATTCGTATTCGGAAAATTTCAGCAGCGTGCCCAGGGCCTTGGCGTGCAGCTTGACGCCTTCCTCGATGGCTTCCTTGGCCTGGCGCTCGCCGCGCGAAAGGATCACCCAGCGCGTGCGCGTGCCGGCCAGTTCGGCAAGCTGGCAGTCCTCGGCGATCTCCAGCGTGCTGGAGAAGGTCTTGCCGATCTGGCGGGCCATCATGCCGACCTTGAAGCGCGCCTCGTCGGCCTTCCAGCGCCGCTGGTAGGGGTGGAGAATGCCGGCCGCTTCAGGCACCGTAGACCTCTTTGACCAGCTGCTTGAACCGCTCGGGCGTCATCGCCTCGTCTTCGTCGGCGGCCTGGTCGACCTTGTCGGTGAGCTCGGCGGCCATCTCGGCGCGGATCTTGGCGCGGGCCTCGGCGTCCGTTTTGGCCGCGCTGGAAATATCCTTGAGCGCCCGGGCAAACAGCATCAGCTCTTTACCTTCGACCTGCTCGTCGGATTGCATTTCGGACACGGCGCGGAACGCGGCCGTGCTGAGCAACTGGCGGCTGAGCTGGGCCACGTCGCCGTTTTCCGGGATCTGCTCGGCCCAAGTGCGCGCCAGCGACTGCGCCTGCCGATAGTGCTCCATTGCCTCGCGGGTGTTCTTAACATACCGCCCGACCGCCGAACGGCTGGCTTCGCCGCCGAGGTCGTCGACCAGCGCGACGATTTCGTCGATGGTCGCCCGATCCTCACGCACGGCCTTGTCCACCGCGGCGCGGATCTTGGGGTCGAGCTGGGTGATGGTGGATTTACGGCCCACGGCCTTACTCCGGCCGGGGGCGCTTGACGCCGGGCACGCGGGCGCGGCCGTTGGCGGCGTCCTCCCCGCGGCTTGTCAGGCGCGCGACCAGCACGCCGGCTGCGTCGGTGGTCCTGACCAAGCCCTGCTCGGCAAGCCATTCGAGATCGGTGCGCACGGTGTCGGCAGAGCAGTTGTGGGCAAATCCCGGCAGCGCCGAGTGCAGCAGGTAGTGGTTGGCCGAGTAGTCGTCGGACTGCTCGAGCAACTTGAGAATGGTCAGGCGGCGGTCGGCGCGCACGACTTCGGCGTATTCAGTCACGGTGTCCCCCGAGCAGGTGCGAGTTCATCATGTCTAAAAATCTGCCCATTGTGTCCATCGAGCCGTTGAGCTTCTGGACGTGCCCGGAAAGATCGGTGACGGTCTTGCGCAGCGTCTCGATGTCGCCGTGGCCGGGCTGGCGCGAGAGGTCCTTTTCCAGCGCGTCCATGCGCGCGATGTTGGCCGATATCTGCACCTGCAGGTGCTGGTCGGTCTCGCGCAGCTCGGCGATTTCGGTGCGTCGGGCGCGGTTGCGGTTGGCCCACCAGGCGTAGACGCCCACGCCGATCGAGATCAGCACCGCCGCGCCGTCGAGAGCTACTTTTGCGGCGGTCCAGTCCATTTCAGAACAACAGCGCGCCCAGCACGAATGCAGCGCCGGCGACGACGGCGGTGAAGGTCAGCGGCCGGTCTTCGGCCTTGCGGCGGATCCCGCTTTTGGACTGGTTTTTTAGCTGATCAATTCCCATCGTCGGGTACCTCCAAGTTTGCGATCGCAGCGCGGTCGCGGTTGGCTTGCTCTATCACGCTGTAAGCGGCCGGGGCAAACTCAGCCACACACGCCCTCAGCGTGGTCGGGGGCGCCGGCACAGCCAGCGGCGTCGTCCGGCTGGCCGGCACCGGCATCCATACCCGGCGCTCGACCTCGATCCGTTCCGGCTGCACGATCTGCCGCGTCGAGCAGCCGGTCGTAAGCAGCGCCAGGCACAGGCATATCGAGACAGGCAGCCAGCGCCGGGCCGGCG